TGTAACTGTACCGCCTGATCCCGTGGCCGACAACGTGCCTGCAACAAAACTAACGCCTGATCCAATTGTAACGTTGCTAAAACCGCCTGAACCATCGCCATAGAGAATAGATGTACCACTGGTTAATGTTGACCAGGCGGGCGTAGAGCCAGTATTGGCAAGTAATGCTTGTTTTGTCGTGCCAGCAGCAGTAAACGCATAGGCTGTACCCGTGCCATACGCAATACCATAGGCTGTAGGCGTTGCGGAACCGTTTGTGCCGCCGTTAGCAACAGCTAATGTGCCTGCAAGCGTTATCGCGCCGGTAGTAGCTGTTGCTGGCGTTAGACCTGTTGTGCCGCCTGCAAAAGATAAAACGCCTGTATTGGCTATTGAAATCGTGCCCGCACCGTTAGTTACCGAAATGCCGGAACCCGTCCCAAGTGTGTTTAATGCATACCCCGTACCGTTACCAATTAACAGTTGGCCGTTGGTGGGAGCCGTACTTAGTCCTGTACCGCCATTCACAACATTTAAAATGCCTGCAAGGGTTATCACCCCTGTAGTAGCTACTGCGGGGGTTAAGCCGGTAGTGCCGCCTGCAAAAGATAAAACGCCTGTATTAGCAATAGAGATTGTACCCGCGCCATTAGTTACCGAAATGCCGGAACCCGTCCCAAGTGTGTTTAATGCATACCCCGTACCGTTACCAATTAACAGTTGGCCGTTGGTGGGGATAGCGCTTAACCCTGTGCCACCACTATTTACAGGAATAATGCCAGCACCCGCGCCAACAATGTTGTACAAGCTATAAAACCAACGATACCATTCACGTGACACAGCACCAGTACGGTCGTCAATAATCGGCACCCGTGGAGGCGTAATTTGGGTAGAGTTTGGGCTAGTCGCCATAGTTAGGTATTAGTTGGGCTAAGTATTAATTCTGCACCCATAATAGCTAATTTATTAGGGTCAGTACCTGAAAGTTCATACACCCTATCACGCAGTTTAAGCGTCATGCCTAATCGACGCCAAAACACGCGGCGATAATATTCGCCGATCTTACCTATTTGCGACCAATGCTCATTTGACCATGTATGCCCGCCATCATCTGACCAACGCAACATAACCTCTGGGTTACTGCCTTGCCCGTCATTTAACCCCACGCCAGACTCGCAATCTAATTGCAAGCTGTGATGTGCAGTACGTTTAAGATTGTTGGTGCCAGTAGGCAATGCTCTCCACGAACGAAGCCATTTTTGGACGCCGCCATTATCAGCATATATGTCTAAATCAAACGTATATATGTTGCCATTCTCAAAGTCGCCAACAATAATATTGCCGCCAAAATTGCATTGGCAATTGCTACGATGACGCGTAAACGCCCCATTATTCCAGCCCGCCCGCTCATGCCAGGCTTGAGTAGCTACGTCATACGCCCACGTTGCGTTGCCGCTAGGAAACGTCAACACATAAAAAGCATGGCCTTCTTGCTGGTACGTGTACGCAATTGCGTCTGAAATATTACCGTATTGAGCAATAGCGTATTCAACCGCGTGCGTTGAAATACGAACGCCGGTGTAGCCGTTAGCACGATAAACAATACCTTGGCCACGGGCATCGGTGCCTAACCAAAACAAACCGTTATCCATCTTAGCAATGGTGTACGCCGACACACAGCCAATTTCATTAAAAGCGCCTTGAATTCGCTGCAAAGGAAAGTCAGCCGCTCCTAAGTTGTACCATACTTCTACTGAATCCGTACCAAATACCCACAATTCGCGGTGGTCGGAAATAAGGCCAACCACGCCATCGGGAGAACCTTCAGCACTTGCAAAATCTAACGGGTTAATTGATGTGCCATCTAACAGTTGCGACACCCAAATAATCTGACTGTTTGGTTGATTAAAAACAAAATAGCCGTCAAGGTACGCAACTGTTACTGCGCCTGCAAAATCAGAATCGGTAATTTGAGCAAATACACCGGTAGATTCGTTATAAATGTACCCGTCAGGATTACAGGCTAAAAATATTTGTGTGCCGTTGTCAGCGATAGATACAGGGCCAGTGCCCGACACAGTGCCTAATAGCGTGGGGGTAGCAGTCAATCCAGTGAGCTTATAAAACTCATTACCAGATACAACATAAAAAGCACTGCCATTAGTTTGATGCGCCCATAACGCTCGAATTGGCCCTGTGCCTATTGTCTGTAAAAAATTAAGCCCTGGCGCGCGGTTAAGAAATCCTGCTTCTTTACCGCCTTCTGGAATAACTTCCGGAAACAAATTGACCATACGATTGTCCGCAGCATTGATGCTGCGGGCAACATATGCTGACCCAAGAATCGGGGTTTTCATTAATAATTGCCAGCGTAAATGTTAAACCGCTGACGATTAGCTACGAGAGCATAAGGCATACTCATAATGTCGTCAGGATTGTTAATACGTTTCAAATTGCGTTTGGACGTCATAGCAATCCGCTGCACTTGCGGCGAAGGTTCAACGCCAAATTCTGGCGCTATCTCCATTGCTAAGTTATACGTAAAAGCTCTAAGATAGCCTGGCGGAAATAAAATATCAGTCGCCAAAGTAGCTGGCTTATCTAACTCTTGAACACTAATAAAATGCCACTCTAAATCCCTTGTTGGCTTGGGGTAGACTGTCATTTGAATGTTGGGGTATTCCATGTTGATCCACATAACTTGTGGATACGTGGACGTTACCGTTTTAACCGCAATCCCATCATATTGCTGTTGGTTAATAAACTTAATACCAAACGATACGTTGGTTTGTGGATCGCGGAAATACGTTGAGTCATCTAACAACACAGGGCGTAAGCCATCAAATCCGCCGATACTTGCGCCAGATGGGCCAAGATGGCGTTGAATTTCGCCCGCAGGCCACGTAAATGTTTGGTCAATCGTGTTAAAAATTGATAGCCGCTCAGTATTCCATGAGTCGATCATCTGATTAAGCGCCATCAACGAATCTTGCGATACAGACGCAGACGTAGTCTCGCCTTCGGCTAATACGCCTAGCAATCGCAATGCTCTGTTAATTTGATCGCCAGCAGTGTATACCGCCATATTCGCTCCTTTAAGCTGCCGCCTCTACAGTAGGACGGCTACGACGACGTTTGACTTCCAGCTCATTAGATGCTGGTGCCGCTTCTTCGGGAGCCAAAGGCGTGTCGTGAGTATACCTCACCCAACCGTTTTGTTCATCTGCTTCAGCCTCTAATTCCATCGTAGCGACTTTAGTGCCGTGCACAGGGTGTTGTAGATATATATTCATGAGAGTAACGGGGCCGAAGCCCCGTTTAATTAGCCCGTTAAACCTAAAGTCTTCAAGCTACCAATAACAGTGTTTACGTTTGACAAAGTTGTATTTAACGCAGAAATTTGCGTAGTCGTCAAACCACTAACATTAGAAGTTGTTAACGTAGGTGTTGCGGCAGTAGTTATTGCTGCGGGTTGATTAGTTGCGACTGCACCAAAAAAGCCAGCAGTGCCACCTGATTTGCCCATAACAGCGCCATCAAGTTGCTGGTCTTCGTATGCAACGCCAATCGATTTGGTGTTAGGCATAGTATTTTCCTTTAAAAACGGGAGCCGAAGCCCCCATTTATTACGCTACGCGATAAACAGTGTAAGCACCGTCAGCGGTTTTACGGAATAAGAAACGACCTGCCGCAGTAATTGCTACTGCTACAGTTGCGTTGCCGCCATCAGTAATGCCCGTACCCAAAGCTAACGCGCCTGTACCTGAACTAGTACCAGTGTTAACCAGAATCAATTCAAACGTGCTGTTTGCTTTTGCGCTAGTAACGATTGCGTCGATAGCAGAAGCAGTAGGCAGCGTGTAAGTTTGAGCTGTAGTAGCACCAGCACCAACTAGCAAAACGCCAGAAGTAACTTGTGCCGCAGTCAACGTAGCTGTAGCCGCTACAGATAAAGGTGCTGCTTGAACGCTTAATACAACTTCATTAAGGTTGCCATCACCAACTTGATAGCCACCTGCGCCATTTGGAAGTGCCATGATAATTTTCCTTTAAAAAGAGTCGTTAATGGGAGCCGTAGCCCCCACCAAAGTTAGCCCCAGATACGGCAAGCCATTTGCGGACGAATTGTGCTAAAGCCGTATAGAACGTCAATACGGCAAGGCAAGCGGTCATTGTTGATATCGTATTGACGAACAATACGCATCGAAATGCCGTTGTGAACTTGGCGCGAAGCCATGTCAACGCCTTGTGGCATCAGCAAGTCAGCAGTAGCAAGCGTGATTGCATCTTTGTGGTAAACCAAGTTTTGAGCGTACTGAGTTGAAGCCGAACCCAACATTGTTACTACAGCGCCGGATTGTGGCAACACGTCAACAGTAGCCAAAGCTTGACCAGCCGAGTACAGAGCTGGGCTAATTGACAAAGTTGCAGTGGAAGAGCCAGTAGCAACAGCAGTCACAACGAATTGCTGCAACGAACCAGTTGATTCACGGGTTTGTGGGTTAACCGAATTTACAGCAGCGATAGTAAACACGTCGCCAACGTTCCATGTCTTGCTGGAACCAGTAAAGCTAATTGGCAGTGTGGATTGGCCTTCAGTAGTAACTGTTGAAGTAACAGTAATAGAAGTACCCCAAGCACCAGTAGTATGTTGCTTGATTGACTGAGACATGTTGACTTCTTCAAAGCCCAATACGCCTGTGCCCATCATGCCGTTCTTAAACTGCTTGCTGATAGTGTCTGTTGGGTTAAACAAACCTTTCATGCCTTCAACCAAACCAGCGTTAGCGGCTGGGTTAACAGTTGCATAGCGTGGTGACATTACAGCAGCAGCTTCGTTCAGTTTTTGTTGCGCTTGCAACAGAACCAATGAAGTCGAAGGTGTAGTGCCTGGTGTGCCAACAGATGCATAGATGTTTTTGTACGCATTTGCAACGTCAGCATCGATAGACGAAGCCAATTGCGAAATACGTGGTTTCAAAACACGCTCAGCAAAATCATCCAACTGCATAGTCAATTCAGCAGAAGTGAAATTAATGCCGATGTGCTTTTGCGAAGCTACAGTCAGAGTTGTGTACTGCTCGTTGTCGTCCTGAGTTTGCAGGGCAGCACCGTCAGTTACCAAAGCACGATCCGGTAAACGGATACGCAGTGTGGAACCAATTTTAGCGCCTTCAACAGCGAAAGAGTCGTCGTATTGACGGTTTACGTTACGGGAGATTACCAGATTGTTCTCGAGGATTTCGAGAGCTTTACGGGTAATCATGTCGATGGTTAGAATCGAGTTTGCCATGATATTCCTTAAAAAAGTTAGCGGTTACGTTGAGCTTCCCATTTCCTAATTTGACGCTGGCGCTCTGCCTCAATCCATTCCGACGTGCTCATACTTTTTATTGAGCGTGGGTCGGTTGTGTCATGAGACGGCGATCCAGTGCCGCGGCCAGAAATTGGCGCTATAGGCGGTGGGGCGCTTGTCGTTTTCTTTAAAACTGGCGCAGAAGAAATTTTTGCTTCTAATTTACCAATTTCTTTAGCTTGTAAAAACGGCGTTAAACGTGAAATTCTGTCAGCTTCACGTGGATTAGTACCCAAATAGTATGCTAAATCTGGCCCTATATCCGACGCTTGGATAGTTTCCGCCATCACGGATGTAATTGGTAGCTTAGGGTTATATGCGACTTGTTCAAAGTCCTCATACTTACCTCGAGCTTCTTCTTCACGATCCTGATACGCTTCTAGCATATCCATTTTTTGCCGATCAGCTTCACGCTTAACCAGTAGTTCTTCCGCTTTACGTACTGCTAACGCATCAGCATACGCATCGACGGATTCAAACTGTTCTGGCGCAGGAAGTTCGGCGGTTCCCGCAGGCGCTTCTTGCACCCTACGAGACTGCTCTCGTTCCCACTTACGCTGCTCTCTTGCAAGCCTTTTGCCTACGATTGCATCTAATTCTTCTTGTGTGAAGGTCTTAGACTGCTGCTCGGTCGGCTGTTCATTCTCCGGCGCTTGTGTTTCTTCAGCTACAGGTTCTGCCGTTGGTACCTGTTCTGGCGCGGGCGAATCCGCTACTTCGTTTTGAATCTCTTCAGACATTATCGATTCCTAAAGAATCCTCGGTGAACCTCGCCGATACGGGTTTATTAACATTATGCTTAAATTTTACATTGATGCAACTATAAATGCCAATAATTCTTCATATCTAACACCATAACGATTTCCAGCAGGTTGGTTTTCGTCTGCTTCCCATTCGTCATAGCACAAAATTCCGTATTTATGGGCGTCAAGACCTTCATCTTCAAACGCTTGCGCTACTTCTTGAGCAATTACGCCAACATGAATACGAGCAGCATCACCTTTTTGGGCTACTGCGTCTTTAAACCTGAATTTTTTAACTAACCCTCTAATGGCAATAGCCACGCGTTTTTCAGCTTCATTAAGCGGCTCAATGTCTTGTTTTGTCTTTAAATCAGAAGTATTAATTGTTCCAGTACCCGCATAAACAACTGACCATCTGCGGGCTGCTGTCCCCAAAGAAATACCATTGTCTATTGTGTCTGGCCTCCAAGCTAAATCTGTTTCGCTCCATCTAACCCTAGAAACTCCATTAACTTGAAACCGAATGTTTCCTGTTGAATCTGTAAACCACCCTGTTGGGTCTGTCCCAAGAGTATTGAATACAGAATACCCCGTTGAGCTAGTGCTTGTAGTAGATATTGAAACGCCACCAGCAGTTGTTGCTAAGTCAAAAATATAATCACCAAAAGAACTTGCTTTAGCGTTTGGATAAGAAGCAGAAAGCTGCCCACTTTGTGACCAAACCCACGAACCTTCTTTTGCTTTCCATCCAATACCGCCTGGCAACCGCATATTAGGATTGTTTGCAGACCGATCTTCTGGCAACTTAGTACGGTAGTCAATAAACCCAGCTTTATCTATTGTAGGAAACACAGTTTGATAAACGTTTACAAAACGATTTATTGGTGTTCCGGTTGCTAATGTTGCGGGGAAAGTACCAATTAATTCTTCACTTCCATAAAACAAAAATATCTTGTTTTCGTAACTTACAACCGATCCAACACCGCAGCCAGATGAACTTGTGTCAAGGTGGAGTAAATTTCCAATGTAATATGTTTGCGTTGTGGATGTTGTCCAAATGTTGTTTCCATTTGCAACCACATCCGCAATTACTGCACGAATGTAAAACGCAGAAACATTTTTATCCGACGCATTACCTTCATTCGTTCCGGTTCTGTATGAACAAAACGCATGGATTACCCCATCAACAATAACCAACGGCACAGGACTATCAATCATTGCGTTTGCATTGAAATACCCTGATGGGATCGCATAGCGATTAATTGTGGATAAATCAGATGAAGCAACAAAAAACTGAATTAAACCACCAGCATCACCCGCCCGAATAAATCCATACCATTTGCTTGTAGAAGAATCCCATTTTACGGTTGGCTCTTCTGCATTAGTTGATGCTTGTAAAGTATACGCAGTCCAAGTTGCGCCTTGATCTGTGGACTTTAAAAGCCATGCGCCATCTCCATTTGATGCGCCAGTAACAATTGTTCCCCCGTTAGACGCAAAAGAATGTTGATAAATCGCAGGGCTTGCTGTAAAACTAGGTAAAGGTAAACTTAATAAAGTTCTTGTAAACGCAGCGTAAGTATTTCCGCCTGGGCTAACAGGCACAGTACGCTTATTCATATAAGACAAAATGCCAGCAGATACTGTTGCGGCAGTTAAATGAGACGCGGCAGTTGTTGAGTTGTAACCTCGGGTGCAACCAGTTAAGGTGGTTGCGGTTTTTCCGGTATAAAAAATCTGCTCAGAATCAATTGTTACAATTCCAGAAGTTTGGAAAGCATACGCATCATTAAGCGTAATGGTTGTAACAGCCGCATTGATTGCGCCATTTAATGAATCTGAAACTGCGGATGTACTTGCAAAAACATACTCATACGTGCCGTCAGTACCTGCCGACCAAGATGTTAAGCCATTAGCTGTTTCGTCAAGAAACTCGCCTTCTTGGTATGAAATACCGCTATCGTCTGAGTTAAATACAACCGCCCTTTTATCTGGGTCTACATGGCTGTCCCCATAGTTAGCCCACATCCGAATTTCATTGTTTATGACATAGCACTTATCTTGCGGCCATGCGGTGTATGCTTTTGCGTTGGTAACTTTTGCAGTGTTTTGGTTTAAATAATCGTTTGTTGGGTAAAGAACATACCCAATTTTAAACACTGCATTTTTAAAATAATATAAATCTGTAGGAACAGCAGTTACTAAATAAGTTTTGCGGCCGCCATCAATCCACTGTTTATTTGTTTGAGCTGCCGCAATAACAGCGGTTATAGCTGTTGTGTCATTTGTTGTTCCGTTACCCACCGCGCCATAATCCAAAGGGCTAAGCGGAGTGCCAGAAATCATAGAATACGAAACTTTTGTTAACGCCATTTTTTATCCTCTAACTTAAACAATATATTAGTTAGTTATATGCAACTTCAATGGTAGCCGTAAATGGCGGAGCGGCAGAAAAGGTTAAAGTTGTGCCTGATAAAGAATAGGTATTTTTTTGCTGGTATACGCCATTGATATACACAAAAGTAGAATTTTCGCCCGCTGAAGTGCTGCTTAACGTAAATACAGTTTGTGATCCTGTACCAGTAAAATTGTCAATCTGATAGGTTGTTGCGCCTACTCCAGATATATTGTCATACGTTGCAATAAGCACGTCAGTGCTAGTTTTAATTAAAAATTTATATGCTAAAGCAGTTAACCAAATTTCGCCGCCAGGCACTCTTCCTGCGGAATCTAAAATAATCGGATTAGTGTGCGCCGTCGCGCCGCTAGAAGAAGTATATGTAGCTTGGGACGTGGTAGTTCCCGCCGCGTAAGTATATAGCTTACCGCCGGTTAAAATTACGCCGCTGTTGTCAAAAAACTGAGCCGCAACGCCGCCTACAGGGGAGAGAAAAACGGCCATGTTTTATCCTTATTCGTAAATCACTGTTGCCGCAACTGTACCGCCAATCGTTACATATATGCCATTTTTAGCATAGGCGCCATCTAAAGGCAATACGTAAGATGTTGCAGCAGTGGGAGTAAATACACCCAAAATGGTTGGCTGCGTGGTCGATGTAGCGGATGAATCGTAGACTGTAATGGTTGGGGTACTTGAAGCCGCGCTAACAAAAATACCTTTTAGCTTGCCAGCCATTGGTTTAATGTTGGCCGAAGCCGTAATGTATGTGTAATTTGCCATAATTAGCTTAATATATTTTTAATTAAAACAATTTCAAAAAATCCCGCTGCCTCGTTGTTGTCAGCGCCGCCAATAGCTTCACCTTGAATGCGAGTCTTTTCAGCGAGTGCAATAGGATACGAAAAATTAATTGTTGAAATGCCGTTGTTGGTTACAATTAGTGGCCCAGTAATCGCAATCCCGTTTGTACCAATGAAGCGTGTACGCGCTGTGATTAGAGTGGTTCCCGCGTCTTGTGCTAACCCAATCCGCGCAATAACCAAATATCCAGTATAGCCAGCAGGTATGGTGTATTGGCTTGATGTGGCAGTGTTAAAGCCGATAGCAATTAAATTATAGATCGTTGCGGGGACACCAGAAGTTACAGTGCCGCTTCCAATGTAAATAGCCCCCGCATTTGACAATCCGGTACCTGCGGTTGCTACCAACATACTGTTAATACGCAAAAATGAATTTGTGGTGGTTACTGCGGTTTGACCGTTAAGAGTTACACTCTCGCTAATCACATTGTAGTCTGCATCCAGACCAGTAATTAACACCGTTCTTGCGCCAGTGCCTGCCGAAGTATCGTTTGCGCTAGATGAGCTAACAGTCATTTGCAAAGCAGCCGCTGCGTACGATAAGTTTCCAACAGGCGTAATCATTTCATACGCAGCGGAGTCAACATCTGAGTTATATCCAGAAACCGTAACAATTGAATGCCCCGATATTTGTCCACGGGCTACCTGCAAATCAAACGGTTCATTTTTGCCAAAATACGTTTGCGATGCGTAAATATTACTCATGCTAAGTACCTCAGTTTGTACAAAGTACGGAGATAAATCTCAATTATGTTGTCGATAAGCTGTTGTAACGACATATCGGTCTTATCAACTACTTCGTAACGAGCATCTTCAATTTGTTGCAGCGAATCTTCTAAAAACTCTATAATGTTGCCTGTTTTTTTAGCAGAATGCAATGTAATTGGGCCAACTAACCCGTGCCGACCTTGATACGCTTCTGTAAAATCGTCAGCGGCGCCAATAATGCGGTCATAAAATATGTTTAGCGCTACATGTTTAGAGTAACTACGGGTGTTTAAATGCACGCTGTGTGCAACATCCCTAGCTAAAAACAACAGTCCTATAAAATCCGCTGCTTTCATTGTTGCATCCCTTCAGGTGGCATCATTCCTTGTTCTGGCATCATTTCTGGCTGCATCATTTCTTGTTGGCGGCCTGGCATTTCCATCATTTCTTTGTTGGATTCCATTGCTGCTGCAACCACGCCCATCGCAATATCTTGAATCTGTTGTTCAGTCATGCCCGCTTGAACCGCCGAAATACGCTTAGTTTCAGCGTCAAATTGTTTAATTTGCGCCTCAAAGTCCTTACGTTGCATGTCCTGCACTTCAATTGACTTACCCACATTGGTAATCATTTGGTGCATCTGCTCCATCTCTTGACCCATCGCTTGAATTTGCTGCTTAGCCATCTGCAATTCAGGACTGTCATCTGATCCATCACCCAACACTTTAGGATCAATGACTCGCGCAAAGCGTTGAGCCATCTCTTGAGCGCCTGGCCAATCCATGTTCTTGATAAACAGGTCGCCAGCCACTTGCCAAAGCTGCGGATTGCTTTGCAGAATCATACCCATAGCATCCAATGCCTCTTGACGCTTGGTCATGTAGCTTGGGCCGGTAGTTACCACAACGTCGTACTTACCAACGCTTGGGTTGTATATCTTATCAATCTCAATGCCTTGCTGGTCAACGATTTTTTTGACCGGCTCTTGTTGAGTCGGGTCAATCTTAACCATGTCGGTGTCACCATCTACACCAATAATACGAGCTACACGTTGTGTGTCGTAAATCTTTGGAATCATATCCACAATTTGGCGTGTGACATGTCTAATAGCACGCGCGAGATTATCCACGTAATGATAAGTGCCAGTGTCAGACTGACGCTCACGCGCCATAATTGCTTTGCCAGATCGCTCATTTGATGTCGCTCCTAAACTAGTATCGTACTGGCCAGTGGTCGCTTTAATGTCGTCTGATGCGCCCATTTTGGCTTGAATCAAGCCAGTTTGCGGTAATGGCGGCGCTGCACGCTGTGGAAGCGGTAAAATAGCTCCATTTCCGTCAGTTACGTCAGGATTTACCTCTAAATACGGCCAATTTTGCGTATTTGCGGTCTTCCATTGGGTTTCGTACCCCTCAAACTGACCGCCATAACCAATAAATGGCGCTTTTGGTGCCAAAGCAAGCATCTCTGCCTCTTGCGACACCCAATAGTTGTACATACGCTGTGCATCTTTGGCGTTCCTGACCAATCCAGAGATGTAAATACGTCCGTCAACCTCAAACTCGTTACCAATCACGCGCACGACAGGTATCCACTTGCCTATCCAGTCGCGCTCTTCTAACATTTCATAGCCGTTTGTCTTGCACCAGCGCACACGCTTAGCATCCACCTCGCGGCTACGCACAGGTTTAACACCCATAACTGCTAGTTGCTTAGCTTCTGGCGATCCAGCAAACGCAGTGATGTTGCCTGGGTACAGATGCAGTGTTGCCTTGTCATACTCGACGTAGTAATACTCGGCAATACGAACGGTATCTTCATTAATCCATACATTTAGCGATTGGTCGCCTACGCCAGCAGACTCAATGCTAGAGATCGGTGATGCGTCAGGGAACATGCGCTCATATTCGTCGCGCTGCAAGTCCTCGGTAATGAAACACCACTTAGCATCAGCGCCGCACGGGTCTTGGATTGTCGGATCCATGTACACCGAGAACGAGTTGCGAACCCGCATGATCTTGATGTCTTGATCGAACGAGTCGTCGTCGCAGTATTCCGTAATGACACGGATGTACCCTTCGCCGTAACTTACTTGGTTTTCGCAGGCAGTGTCATAGGCCACATCAGCATCCGAGATGTACTCGATGTGCCTGACCATTCCATTGAATATTTCGGCGACTTCAACGTCGGCGTTGTCGTCGGCAGGAATAACTTTGCCGCTCGGACGGTTCTGTCTTTGGTCGTTCGTGACTTGTCGGACATGTTGCGGCAACTTATTAATAGTTAACGTCGGACGCGAGTTGATCGTTTGCCCTTGCACTGAGCCACGGGTTGCTAATACGTCAGCAGGCCATTGCCAATGATTGTCGGGCGATCCCGCGTAAAATTTTAAATCATCTAACTCGTCTTCACGGCTTTCGGACAATGCAGAGATCGCCATTTGCAGGCGGGTACGCATCGTCGCTAAGACATCCGTATTGTCTTTGCGAATCTCATCTGAGGCGGGGTTACCGCCTATGGCAGCTACTTTTGCGGCTTTGTTTATGCCGGTATAGTCCATTTACTTTTTGCCTTTTGCTGGGGCTTTATGACTTGATGCTCGTTTGGTAGCGTATGC